TCGCAGACCGAATGAAAAATTACTATAAGCATGCTCAATCTATCCAAGCACCAGTTGTCTATAAAGGGGAATCAACAGGAAACCGTGTGTTGACGTGGGACCCATATAACAAAGAACCAGTTACGGCCTGCATTGAAATAGAAGATATTAACATTTCAAATACATTAAAGTCAACTTCAAAAATGCTTGTTGGATATAAGCCACCGCAGACGGAGGACGTTGAGATATTAGAAAATCGAATTGTTTTGTCCGGTAGCGGTACATGGCAAATACCTGATCAGGCAGTAAATGTGCGTGTTGTCGTAATCGGAGCTGGTAACGGAGGTCAAGCCGGAATGGACGGAGAACCTGGTGATGATGGTGCATCTGCTAGTGCTTCGAATGGCGGAACTGGCATTGGAGTTTTTGGGAAAGGTGGATCTGGTGGAAATGGGGGGCACGGAGGAGGAGGGGGCAAATTTCTTACAGTAGATCTTGAAATCGGAGATGATAGGACCCTTCAATTCCAGTGTGGGGCTGGAGGAACTGGAGGGATAGCTAATGGGGCAGAAGGATCTATCGGGACAGAAACAACTATTTCGATAGGTGGGATGGTTTATTCAAGTGGTGATGGAGATTCGACAGGTGCCGGATACACAGACATCATAACAAAAGAAACTTATGCAAAAACAGGAGACATCGGAGCCGATGGAGCCAATGGAGGAAACGGAGGGGAATCAACTGCCTATGAACTATTGAAAGGTGACAGTGGAGAAAATTCAGGAGATATACCTGGTGGCGCTGGGGGCAAAGCCGGAAGTTATAGTGGAGGCTCTACACCGCACAGTTGGCGTGAAGTTGATGGGGGATCTTCATCCGCAAGCTTTACAATCGGAGAAACAATTTCTGGATATACAAAGTCGTCTTTTGACACAAAAACTGGAGAGTGGAGGCTAAGCGACTTTAAATCTGCTACCATAAAGGCAACAGGTACAAGCCCTAATTATTTTTGTACACTTGTTGGGTCTGGAAGTTCACAGTATCGTATAGAAGAACTTGTTGGGAATAATTACACAGAAAACCCTAAAAACGTTCCTGGATATCGTTATAAGACAAACAAAAGTCCAAACTATGGAATTGCATGGCAAAAAGGATACGGCGGCGGTGGTGGCGGTGGCTCTTCTTATAATTCTCCTGGAGGGCAAGGAGGGATAAACGACCAAAATCCATCTTCTTACGGATCTGGAGGAAACGGAGCATCAGGCGATTCAAAGTCTATAGCTACGCTATACGGATGCGGAGGAGACGGAGGAAATGGCGGCGGCGGTGGCGGCGGCGGCGGTGGGTCTCGTATTCAGCTTTGGGAAACATACACCAAATACACAACCGCGGATGGTTCTTCTGGTGGACATGGTGGTAAAGGAGGAGCTGGCGGAGACGGAGCGGATGGATGTGTAATTGTTTACTATGGCGCACCTAAAAAAAAGGTATCTGGCCCCGTGAAAGACAGAAATGGCCTCGTTGTTCTGGACAAGCTTGGCCGTCGGCTAATTGTGTGAGGTGAGAAAATGGAACTGACTCTGGAGGAGCGTGTAGCGGCACTTGAGCGGAAATTATTAGCCAGAGAAGCGGCAGAAGAACCAACCGAATACTACACCAGCAAATACAGCGGTGAGGAGATCGATGCCCTCCTGGACAAGGTGGCCGCTATGGATGGGGGCGGGGCATAATGCTCATCATGACGGATTGGTACATCTGCACCCCGCCTAAATTTTGCCTCGGGTTTGAGGGCGACAATGAGGCTGTAGTCCTCGAAATCTCCACAGACCTCACAGACGAGTGGGACTTAAAGGTGGATGTAGAGAAAGACGGTCAAAAGAATATTATCCAGCTCCAGCGCGTCGGGCAAGTATACTCCGCCTTGCTGACGGCCTCCATGCTGGCTGATGACGGCCAGTATTTAATGCAGGTCAGGGGCACCCTCGGGGAACAGGTGCGGCACAGTAATATATTCTATGCAACTGTCCATGACTCTATCAACGCCGTAGACGCTTTCCCGCCTCCTCTACCATCCGAGTTTGAGCAGATGGAGGAGCGTATCACAGAGCTGACCAAGCATCCCCCGAGGCCCGGACAAGACGGGTTTTGGGAGATTTGGAACCCGGACAGTGGACAGTATGAGGCGTCGGATATCCCTTTACCGGAGAGTGGAGGAGGTACATCCTACAACATCGGGCACGGGCTAAAGCTGGACAGAGACACAAGGACGTTATCTGTTGACACAGTAAACGGCTTTGACGAGGGTGATAATACGCTCCCAATTACCGCAGCCGCGGTGCAGGAGACGGTAGGCAACATCGAAATCCTGTTAGGGACAATTTGAAAGGTGGGAAAGCATGAGTGTAGCAACTGAAATCAGCAGAATCCAAACAGCGCGAAACGCTATCAGGTCAAAGGCCGTTGAACTGGGCATTGGCACAGGCACGGACGATCTGACCAAGCTGGCCGCAGAAATTGAGGCAATCGAGAACAGAGGCGCGGTATCTGCCACCGTCCAAGAGGGCGATACATATACCATCCCCAAAGGCTACCACAACGGCAGCGGCACGGTGTCCGGGGTGTCCGGCGGCGGAAACTATAACCTCCAGAGCAAGACCGTCACGCCTACCAAAGCCCAACAGAACGTGACACCCGACCCCGGCTATTATGGCCTGTCTGATGTGACAGTCAGTCCCATCCCCGAAAACTATCAGGATGTATCCGCCGTTACGGCT